AGGTTAATTGCTGACAATTTAGATATGGGAGGATAATAATAATATGGCTAAATATATAGTATTAAGAAANTTTAGAGATAAATATACTAAAGAGATGTATAAAAAAGGTCAAGAGATTGATGTAACTGTAAAGAGAGCTAAAGAAATGGAAGCAAACTTAAAAAAATATAATGATAAATTTCTTGAAAGAGTTGTAAAAGATAATAAGTAAAACCACAAGGCTTACTTACTTCACAAAGATTGCTAAGTAAGCCTTATGTTAAAAAGAGGTGTTATTTAATGAGTAGACAAATTAGAAGTGCTCTAGGTGATGACACAAGATTAGTAGACTATGATTATTACGAACAAGTATATTGTGGAAAGAGTGTTACATCACGCAATGACTTCAATAGGCTCAATAAGAAGGCTGAATTAGCTGTCTCATTTTATACCTTAAATAAAGTTAGTAAATTTAAAGAGGGAACTAGTGAGTACGATGCATTATTGTATACTATATGTGAAGTTATTGACCATTATAGTATGGTAGAGAAAATTGGTATTAAAAGTTCAGAATCATTTGCAGATAGAAGTGTATCGTATAATATTGATATGATTGATAGCAAAAGAGAGGTTTTAAATATAATTAAAAGAAATTTGACACATACTGGAGCATTATATAGGGGGGTGTAAACTTTGAACACAGATATATTTGACAAGGTTTCTATAACTATATACACTCCATATAATGACGTTTACAAGAGAAAAGTGATTAAAGATTGCATATTGATAAATGATATGGAATTAAGCTTTAAGAGCCAAGGAATATTACCACTAAACACTTGCAAGTTATATATACCATACGACAGTGAGTTTGTCGATGAGAAATTATTTAAGGGAGTAGGTTGGACAATTAAAATTGGTTCTGATAAAAAAACTAGTTATATAGTTGAAGGAATATGTAATTTTAACTTTTCTAAGTATGGGGCAAGTGACTTACCTAAGGCTATTAGGGAGTTTGAAAGCAATTATGAATATAAAAAGCCAAAATTTATAAAGAAGAATTATGCTAATTCAAGTAATTTAAGTCATATAGAGGTGATTTGCTAATGATTAATATTAAATTAGATATTGATTTAAGTGGCTTAGAGAAATATGAGAATGCTTTCAAAGTAGGTGGACCATTACAAACTCATTTAGATAATATGATTTTAAAAGGTATCACACCTTATCTACCACTTGATAAAGGTAGACTTACGGTAAGTGGGATTGCTTCTAGTAAGCCAGGAACAGGGTTGATAACTTGGTCTACCCCATACGCTAAAGCAATATGGTTTGGTAAGACTAAAGATGGCAAGGATATGAAATTTAATAACAGTGTTCATAGATTAGCAGGCCCAATGTGGGCTGAAAGGTACAAGACTGACAATAATGAAATGTTAAGACAAGAGATAATAAGGAAGGTGAAGGAATTATAATGGAACAATTTAAAGTGAAAGATATTATAACACCAATCATAGAGTTCATACAAACCTGTCCCTTCTTAGAAGATTATAATATTGACTTTAGTGACCCAGGTATACAGAAGTTTAAAGAAGGAATGCCAGATAACAGTGCCATTGATTATGTTGGTAGTCAATTACTAAGTAGTAGTAAAGATTTAATAAACAATGGATACTCAGCACGCCAAGCCAACTTTAATATTTACTTTTTGAGAAAAAGTGGATATGATTTTTATAGAAAAGAATTTGCTGATTTTGCTTGGAACTTTGAGCAATGGGTTGAATATTGTCAATATAACGGATTAACACCAAAAATAAGTGATAATGTTAACGACCAGTATGAAGAAGTAATGTTTGCAGATAATGCATTATTTTTCGGAGACTGGGAAAACCATGAAAGCAGTGTTTACTCAATACAGCTTCATGTGATATACTATAATAGATATATATAAGGAGGAATAAATAATGAGTATAGCAAGAATTACAGGATCCGGTGATGTTAAAAGAAAATTTATGGCATGTGCTATTGATGTTTCTGATGAAGGAACAACTCCAGAGTATATGGTAGTTGGGTACAAAATTTCTGAATCCACATTAGAATTTAATGCGGACAATGAAACAGGTACAGATATAAATGGTAGAAACTTTGGTTCAGTAAACAAGTTTGAACCTAGTCAATCTTTCGATCCACATAGATTAACTGCAGGACCACTTGGTAAACTAGCTGAGAAAATGTTGCATTACTTTAGATATAACCAAATGGAGAAATTCAGCCAATTTAAGTGCATATTGATTTACGGTTTCTTAGAGAGTGATGTTCCTGGTTCATACGTAGCAGATATGTATGACTCTTGTACAGTCATACCTCAAAGTTTAGGTGGAGAATCTTGGACAGAGATGCCTTTTGATGTAACATTCGGTGGAAATGTTACTCATGGTTACGTTAATGATATAGTAGGTACTGTAGAATTCACTGAAGAAGTCTCAGGTTAATTTTACTATAAGGAGGCAATAAAATGAGCGTTATAAAAATCAATTTTGACGATGGTACTAAAAAGATAGAGTTAAATGGTGATAGTAATAAGGTTCTTACTTGGAACCCTACCGACATTAACTTCGTAGATAGATATTTATTCTTTATAGATTGGGTGCAAAATGAGTATATAGAAAAAGTTGAAAAACTATCTACCTCATTAAAATCAATTGAAGATTATAAGGTAGGGACAACCATTGCATTAGGTGAAGAGTTTAATGTAGAATTAGATAAAGTGTTTGGTGAAGGTACAAGTAAGATTGCATTTGGAAATATGAATCCAATTAGTCCTATATCTAATGGTAAATTCCTATTTGATAACTTCATAAGTGCGTTAGACCCAGTAATCCAAGAAAGCTTCGATAAATTTGAAAGTAATAGTGAAAAGTATAGAAAACAGGCGGAGCAATTAAAAAAGAGTTTGAAGAAATAAAATGATAGGACTATTGCCGAAGTCGCTTGTTATTGATGGTATAGAATATGATATAGATAGCGACTATAGAACAGCCCTATTAATTATGCAGATGTATAATGATAGGGCTTTATCAGTATTGAATGCTCAAATGACTATGTTAAATATACTTTTCACAACGATACCAGAAGGAGAAAGTGAGCCTGTCACTATTATCCCTGAGAATATTAGCGAAGCAATAAAGCAAGCTATGTGGTTTTTAAATATAGGAGATAATGATGATAATAATGGTGATGTTAAATCAATTAAACGCACCATTGATTATAAAAAAGATGAACAATTGCTATTTAGTGCTGTTAATGCAGTATATACAAAAGATGTTAGAAGTGAAAGATATATGCATTGGTGGACATTTTACGGTCTATGTCAAGCAATAGATGGAGAGAGTTTAATATCTTATATAATATCTATACGTAATAAGTTATTTAATGGTAAAAAATTAGAAAAACATGAAAGAGATTTTTACAAGCAAAATAAAAACTTAATAATTATAAAAGATGAAGATACAGAAGAAAGTATTGATGATATAATAATGACTTTAAGAAGTAATAAAAGTCGTGAGATAGATACTTGTAACAATATAAGCTAAAACAGCAAGGAGGTGATAAAGCATGGCAGATGCAAAAATTACCTTTGAAACTAGATTTGATTCTAGTCAATTTGACAATAGTATAGGAAATATAGATAAAAGCTTAAATAATGTAAGAAGCACTGTCATGAAAGTGTCAAGTGCCTCATTAGATGCATTTGGTAAATCTACAAGAAATGAAATAGAAAGAACAACTATAAGATTAGCTAAAAAGTCTCAAGAGATACAAAATGCAATAGATAAATTAAATAAAATGAATAAACAGTATGAAGACTTAGCTAATAAAAGAGCAGAGCCTAAGATACTGACATCTATGAGTAGAGAACTTGATGATATAAGTAAAAAAATAATTAGAGAACAAAATGCTATTAAGAGATTTACAGATGAAGGTGTAAAATTAAAAGCAGAATTAGCCCAGATAGAGTCTTATAGAAGTGGCGGAAGGAACTTAGAAGCAACTCAAAGCTTTTATGATGATACGTTAAAAAGTATTACTCAAAATAACGAGATGTTAAAAAGATCTGAAGATCTATTAGAGAGATTGAAAACTAGGGCTGCAGAATTGAAAAGTCAAATATCTGAGGTGAAATTAAATCCTGAAAGCACTGATGAAGCTATAAGGTTAAAGCAAAATTTAATTCAAACTGAACAAGCATTACAAATATTAAATTACGAGGCTTCATCTCTAGAAGGCAGTTTAAGTAGAGCTTTTGAGCAAAGTGGTGCAAGTAGGACAAATGGAATATTTAAATCAATAAGTAACCTTGTGGGGAAAATATCAAATAAATTAAAAACTGCTATTGGGGGAATGATAGGATTTGAAAAGGAATCAAGAAGAAGCTTTAATACTATAGAGAGAATAGCTGATAGAATTAAAAGAATAGCTGCAGCTACCATGTTTTATCAGATATTTAGATCTCTATTTAGAGGTGTGAGAGAACACGTGTTTGGGTTAATAAGGAGCAATGAGCAATTAGCAAATTCATTTGCTACATTAAAATTTAATATTCAAGTTGCTTTTCAACCACTGTGGCAAGCAGTGTTACCTGTTTTACAAAAAATAATTGATATGTTAGCAACAGCTGCAGCATATGCCGCTAAATTATTAAGTATGTTATTCGGGAAAAGTCTTGAGGGTTCTAAGCAAGCTGTCAAGAATTTAAATGCCCAAGAGGATGGATACAATAAGGTTGGCAAGGCTGCTAAGGAAGCTAGTAAACAAATTCAAGGATTTGACCAATTAAATAAGATGTCTAAAGAAGATAGTGGCTCATCAGGCGGTAGTAGTGGTGGTTCAGCCATACCTGAAATTAAAGAAAATGATTTAAACTTAGGGATCTTAAATAAATTCGAGAAAACCTTAGGCTCTATAAAGAAAGCTCTAGAACCAACCATTGAGGCTTTGGGAAGATTATGGAATGATGGACTTAAGCCTTTAGGTGGGTTTGTATGGACCGGACTTCAAAGTTTCTATAAAAATTTTCTAGTTCCAGTTGGTAGTTGGGTTTTAGGTGAAGGTTTCCCAAGATTCATAGATGCAATAACTAAAGAGCTAGCACAGGTGAACTGGGATAACTTAAATGGTGCAGTAGAGAGATTATGGGATGCCTTAGCTCCATATTCAATTACTATTGGTGAGGGTTTACTATGGTTTTGGGAGGAAGTGCTAACACCATT